TATCCAACAAACTAACAAAGGAATACAAATGTCAGAGAACAAGTTTAAGTACTTCACCGTTACGACAACAGCAGTTGTTAAGGCCAACAATAAGGCTGATGCAGAGAAGATTGCTATGAGCAATCGTCGTACGATTAAGTCGACCCCAGGTGAGCTTCTGTACAAGGATATGGACGTTGACCGCATTACAGCTGTTCAGGCACGTGAAAACTTCACCGTCTGATAGATAGTATTATTTGCTGAGGGGGAGGTGTAGGCCTCCCCCTCTTCACGTAAAGGAGTGCTAATGTTAATAGCACAAATGATAGGAAGAAACGAATCTAATAGATATTTAGAAGATGTTCTAAAGAGACTGTCTGGTCAGGTCGATAAGATTATTTTTACAGACGATTGCTCTGATGATGACACACCAGAAATAGCTTCTAAATACGCAGAGGTTTTTTCTACTTCTGAACCACTTTTCAATAAGCATGAAGGCAAGCTCAGAGCCTATGCATGGGGTAACCTAAACAACTTCGCCAAAGAAGGTGACTGGATAGTGGCTATAGATTGTGATGAAAAGCTATTCAGTATTGAGGGGCCTGAGATCAGAGATGTGCTGAATTCTTCTGAGTATGACGTAGTTAATGTTAGGTTTTACCATATGTGGAATGAGACTCACTTTAGGGTTGATAAGCTATGGGCGCCAACAAATAGCTCTAGAATATTTAGGTACGTGAAAGATGGTGGCTTTTTAAATAAGAAGCTGGCATGCGGCTCAGAGCCAACCTATGTATCTGACTGGATTAGGAGAAGAAATTTCTTTATAAATTCTGGTCTCGTAATGCAGCACCTGGGCTATATTAGAGATGAGGATAAACAAGATAAGTATAATAGGTATTCAGAATTAGATGGTGGTGAATTCCACAATATAAATCATATCAATTCAATAATAGATGACAATCCAGTTCTTATGAGCTGGGAATCTTTAGGAGCAAAGTAATATGACATTTCTAGATCCAAAGCAATCCTTAATAGATGTAACTGAATCAATGTATAGGAAGCAAAAGTTTAGCTACATTAATATACCTAAAGCAGCGGTTGTTGCCCTAAGTAAAAATAGTGACAATTCCTTCCCATCATCCTTTGCAAAAAATGTTATTCAATCGCTTAAGTCTAGTGATAAAAGAATAATGAAAGCAGTTTCACATTCTTTAAAGGACGATGTAAGTGCAAACAGACATCGTAAGATAGGCTTGAATGCTGACCACAATTATTATTACTCGAATATATTTGAATATTTCTATTTGAATGATAGAGAAACTTTTAATTCGTTTGTCGATCATTTCATAAGGTACTCAAAAACAGCTATAGTGACATTCCATGACTCTAAGGCTGTGTCAAAATTCTTTGGGTACAATGTACATAATATTCATGTTCCCTATAACAACTATTACGGTAAGGTAGATGATGTTTATTCACAATTATCTGAGCTGGATGGTGAGCTAGATTACTGCCTTCTGGATTGTGGAGTTATGGGACTGGCGCTTTTGCCAAAAGTGTGGCAAAACCTTAACGTTCCTCTTATAGATCTTGGCAAGACATTGACATTGGGTAAGATAAATAGAAATCAGTAAAATGAGAAAAGACAATAGCGGTAATAGGTTTGATTCAGATGATTTAGATTTTTTGACAGACTTATTGTTCGAGAGCAATATGTCTTTGTCCTCAATCGCTACAGAGCTAAATACGTCTGTATCAGAAGTAAATAAAATGATAAACAGTCTTGGTTTATCTTGGCTAAAAAACTCTAGAAAAAAAATGTCAAGAGGCCAGACAGCCTTAACCTCAATAATGAAAAAACTTCTCCCTGGTGAAGAGATAGTTAATGAATTTCATATTGGCAACAAAATGAAGCTTGATGTTTATTGTCCAAGATTTAGTCTTGCAGCTGAATATCATGGTAGGCAACATTTTTATTATACGAGCAGATTTTTTGATTCGAAATATGATTTCGAGCAAGCTCAAAAAAGAGATGAGATAAAAGCTCAATACTGTAAAGATAATGGGATTGCACTGGTTGTATTTAGATACTGTGATTCACTAACGGAAAAGAGTGTATATGATAGAATGCTGGATGCAATTAGGAGCACTCCTATAAAAAGTGAAAAAAAAGATCACAAGTCCATAACTTCTTCTGATTATTACCAGAAAATGAAAAAGGTAAACTCAGAAAGAAGAAAGCAGTATTATAGAAAAATGAAGGATAGTAAAATTGATGACAAAAGAAAGTGAAACGTTAGAAAATGTTCCTTTAGAATATCATATTTTCTCTCTTTCATTAAATACTCCTGGGTCTATATCTTATTTTGACAAGAATCTACCAGACGAAATGGTGGGCATAATACATGGCGAAAAGGGTGTTCACGAATTCTATACAGCTTTACTTGCCTATCATAGGGCTACTAATCTTGATGTGGTAGAGCCAGCTGCCTTCAAGTCCTGGCTGGAGTCTGAAACCGACATATACTCAGCTCTAGGTGGGACAAGCGGAGTTAACCTTATGCTGGAGTATATATCTAGCTTAGAGTCTCCAAGCGCAGAATCAGTAGTGGAGATGGTTAAGTATAAGGCTCTTAGGAAAAAGCAAGAAGCTAATATAAAAGAGCTAGAAATACTTACCTCTAAAAAGGGCCTAAAAACAGATGAGGATAAATCTAGAATAACCTCTCTAATATCATCGATACAGGATATAGAAACTGCATCTAGAAAGAATCCATTTGAGGACATAACTACGGCCCAAGACATAGCGCAAAGAATAGATTCGCTATTAGATATACCAGACTTTGTTCCCACCCAGTTCAAAGCTCTGAATAGAGCCATGGGATATACTGATGAAGGGGGCTTTTTTAAAGGCGCTGTCCATGCAATAATAGCCCCCTCAGGTAAGGGTAAAAGCACGTTTGCTAAGTGCCTGGTAAATAACTGGTTGGACAATGGTTATAAAGTTCTGTATGTAAATTTTGAAGAGGCGATAGGTCACTGGGAAAGAATACTTATGACTCAAATCATAGGTGAAAATGTATACTCAGAACTAGACAAGTGGACAGAGCAGCAAAAGGCAGCCAAGGTAAAAAAGTTCAAAGATAAGTTAGATGAATGGGGTAATCGACTTATGGTTAGACATGACCCTGATACTCCTTATTTTGAAGATCTTGAAAAATGGCTCAGAACTTTGGTTGGCAATGATGAAATGATCCCTGATGTTGTTGTTATAGATACTATACAATCCATGTTTACTAGGGGAAGTGGAAAGGGCAAGCCTAGATGGGGCGAATTTGAAGAGATGATGGTTAGGCTAGAAAAGCTAGCTAGAGACATGGGATGCGTTCTTATAATAACCGCTCAAGAAAACTCCAACAGAATGAAAGAGAAGAGAGAGGTTGTTCAGCAATCTGACACTGGCGGTTCATTGGCTATTCAGCAGAAGTGCGCTGTAACAATATTCATTACCGAAAAACGTTTGGCTACAGATGACGAAACAGAAGATGATTCGGTTATGCAGTTGCAAATTCCAAAAAACAGAATAACTGGGTCATCTTTTGTTTACGATCCTCCGCTTGTTAGATATGTAGATTCAAGAAAAACATATGAGGATTATGAAGTTATTGGAGATGATTCATATCTAGAATCGTCAGACTTCAATGAGTTACTAAATGGAGAGGGTTTTGACTAGTGCTAGTATTGAATACTGAATCTATAAAAGATTTTCAAATATGCGAAAGATTATACAGTTATAGGCATCTGGAGGATTTGCCGGAAAAGGTATACTCTAGAGACATATATACGGTTAGGTTTGAAACAACAATAAAAAACATCTTACAGTACTTTTGGTACAAGAAGCAGGCTGGTGCAACGCCATCATATTCATCTATAATTAATAGGTGGGAAAAATTATGGTTTCCAAAAGGCACAGACGCATATGACATAATAAACGATCAGCATGAAACTTTGTACGGAAATGTTGCTAGCCTAACGACAAAAGCCGCATCCTTACTGTTAAGGTTTTACGAAACTTATTCTGAAACAGATATTATACCAATAGCAATATCTGATGACTATATAGCAAGAATAAATCGGGACATAAGAATAGAAGATAAGTTTGATTTAATTTATTATTTGGATGGCTATACTTATGTAGTTAAGTTTATATTTAGTTATAAAAATTCAAATAGTCATATGTATCAGGTTGACTTTTCTTCAATGTATGAAGGATATAGGACTAGACATTCAGATAGATTGTCTAGTTCCAAGTTTGGCTATATTGATTTGATGTCGGATAACATTAACTTTAATGAATATAGTGTTTCTCATGAAGATAGGGAAGCGTTGGAGTATTGGTGTGATACAATAAAGGGTAAAGATGTTTTTGTTCCAAGAAGAAATTTAAACCCGTATTGCAAGAAGTGTCCCTTTGAAGAACCGTGTTCGAAATGGAATGGATGGAAATGAGTAAAAATTTTTTAGATGAAATAATAGGTTCAAATAAAAAGAATTCGATAGAGCAAGAAGATGAATTTCTTGCACCCCTGATTCAGGAAATTAATCTTATAAAAAATGATGATATAAGAAACTTCATTAGATCAGTACTGATTAAGGCCAGTAGCTTTTGGGAGGTTCCATCAAGTTTCTCCGGAAAGTATCACCCCCCAGACGAGCATGGACTTGGTGGAAATATGCTGCATACAAAGAGAGTTGTTCGAACAGCCTCTATTCTATGTGGGTCTTATGTATTGTCTGATGAAGAGTCTGATATAGTAATAGCCGCCTGTTTACTGCACGATATTACCAAGGGTATAAAAAGAGAAGATGAAGAATCTTTTAATTACGACCCGATGCATCCCTATACGGTTCAGTCGTTTGTTGAAAAATGTATAGCGCATGATAAGGAGTATGGTGACGATAGTGGCTCAACGACCCTGTTTATACAAGAGGAAGCTATACAAACTATAATGAGACTGGTTAGATGTCATCTTGGTCCATGGTCACCGGTACCTGAAACTTACCCAATAACCTACCTGGATTATATAGTTCATTTAGCAGATAATGTTGCTAGTAAATTACACCTATTAATAGAAGATAGCGAATTAATAAATGAAAAGTGGAGAAAAGACAAAAGAGCAGAGAATAGCTAATAGATATTTTTTAATAGATTCTCTTGACAACATTATCAGAGAATCCGTATACTATAGATCCCATTCTCATCTAATAAACCCAGAAAGAAAGGTCGCCTCTTTAAATATCTACTCTAAAGAGATTAAGGCTAAGATATGATAATACCCGCAGATAAAGATAAATTCCTATATAGGTGGCGACATGTAGAGGTAGCAAGATATGTACCTGATTTATCTCGTGTAATTAGGATTAAGGATGGGGACAATCCTGTAATGTTAGATATTTCTGAGATAGAAGATTTCAGAAGTAAATATAATAACCTTGGACTGTATACTTCTATCTGGCATTATGATAATAAAAATATAGATGAAGCGATTCGCTTAGGTCCACTGTATTTCGATATAGATAGTGACAATCCCGCCGAATCCCTTAGTCAGGTTAGTAGGCTTTACGACTATCTCCTGGAGCATATACCATCATATGCATTGGCTGTTTACTTTACTGGAAAAAAGGGTTTCCATCTTGAGTGTGAACCACAGTCTCTTGGTATCAATCCGTCTAATAATCTTCCTAATATATTTAGATGGATAGCTAACAGCCTTAAAGATAAGCTGTCTTTAGATAATCTTGATTTTAGCGTTTATGATGCAAGAAGAATGTGGAGACTCGCTGGCTCTAAACATCAAGATACCGGTCTATATAAAAACCTAATACCGAAAGAATTACTAGATCTTTCCTATGAAGAGATATCAGATTACTGCAAAGAGTCAAGACCTATTGATAGAGAATATCCAGAGTTTAACGCAAAAGCTAATGAATGGTATAGGAACCATATATACGAATCTGAGATAGACAAAGAAAGATCCAAAGACTTTATGGCTTATTTCAATAAGCATGGATCCGAAGCATTCAAAGAATTTAAGGAAGTGGGTAAAGAATTTACGCCTAAAAGATTAGTAGAAGGATGTCCAGCGATAAAGAGACTTTGGCAGCAGGCTATAGATACAAAATTTTTAGAGCATGAAGCAAGATTATTTCTCTGTTCAGTCCTGTCCTATTCGGAAGAGTCTATAAAGTTTCTTCATGGTATACTTAGCAACTGCGAAGATTATAACTATGAAAAAAGTATGAGTCATATAAACGATTGGATAAAGAGAAGACAGCTTGGCATTGGCGGTAGGCCATATACTTGTGATAGGGCAAATTCTGTGGGCGTTGGATGTGGTGATTGTTCTTTAGATAAAAGAAATAAGTGGATAAAAATTGGAGATAGATACGTAGAGACGGATGAGCCATCTTCTCCATCTCCAGTCAGATTTGCTTACGTTTCAGTTTCGAAAGGAGGTGAATAATATGGCAGAAGTAAAAGATCCAGATGATGTAATTGGAGTATGTTCAGAGTGTCACTCTGATCAGCCAGATAAATATATGTACGCAAGCCCCTTTGCACAGGATGGTAAGCCGGTCCCATGCAAGTATTGTGGTGGGGTTGTTATAATTACGTATAGAGAAACCAGAGATGACGCACTCAGAGACTCTGATGGCGGTAGAGGAATTTAATGAGAAATTGGACTAACCTACATAATCACACCGTCTATTCTATGTTGGATGGCCATGGTGATATAGAGCAGTATTTGGATAGGGCCAAGTCTTTGGGCATGTCTGGAATAGCTACGACTGATCATGGCAATATCCACTCTTGGCTTGATTTCTACGATGCTGGTCAAGCAGTTGGTGTTAAGCCGATTCTTGGGTCAGAATTGTATCAGGCAAGAAAAACTAGATTTGACAAAGATGAAGAAGAGAGATCTGGTCCAGCAAAAAATGAATGGGAGCAAAGAGGTCCATATCATTTAACTATGTTAGCAAAGAATAATACCGGCTATCATAACTTAATAAAAATATCTTCCATGTCTTATCTTGAGGGTTATTATGTGAAGCCTAGAGTTGATCATGATCTCATATCTCAATACAGTGATGGCCTAATAGTCCTTTCCGGATGCCTAAATGGTGAGGTGGCTCAAGCCCTCCTAAGAGGTGACTACGACTATGCGCTAAAGAGCGCTGCAAAGATGCAGGACATAGTTGGTAAGGAAAACTATTTTATAGAAGTACATGATCACGGTCTTGCGGAGCAAAAAAAGATTATGAATCAGCTCGTCAGCATAGCTGAGACTATAGGCGCTAGAGTTGTTCCAAGCGGCGATTGTCATTATGTACACAAGGAAGACGCACGTGCCCATGACATAATGCTATGCGTGTCTACTAACTCAAATATACATACTGAAAATAGATTTTCTTTTGATGGTGATAATTTCTACCTTAAGTCTTTTGATGAGATGTCTAAAGTATTTCCAGAAGATTGGTTAGATAACTCCATGCACGTGTGTGACATGGTTGATGTTGACCTTAGTTTTGGTGAGATTTATTTTCCAGATTTTCCAATACCAGATGGCGAAACATCAGTCCAATACTTCGAGAGACTTGCGTGGGAAGGCTTAAAGACTAGGTATGGTGACCCTCTTCCTGGGGAGATAGTATCTAGGGCCGAGCACGAAATAAAAGTAGTAAAAGATATGGGATTTCCAGAATACTTTTTGGTAGTCTCCGATCTCGTTAAGTGGTCTAAAGAAAATGATATTAGGGTCGGCTGGGGTAGAGGTTCTGCTGCAGGCAGTGTTCTTTCTTATGCGTTTGAGATTACCAATCTTGATCCGATTAAGTTTGGCTTAATGTTCGAGAGATTTTTGGTAGAAGGCAGAAAGTCTATGCCGGATATCGACCTAGACTTTGATGATAGATATAGGGATAGGGTAATTGATTACGCTAGAACTAAATATGGTGACGACAAAGTTGCCCATATATGTACCTTTAATAAGACTGGCGCAAGACAGTCACTGAGAGATGCGGCAAGAGCCCTTGGTTATACCTTCTCTGAAGGGGACTCTATAGCCAAGAAAGTACCTGCACCTATATTGGGTATATCAAAAAGTCTTTCTGAATGCATGGAAGTAGGTGAGTTTATTGATGAGTATAGTAAAAACCCTATTTCCAAAGAAATAGTTGATACAGCATTTGGGCTAGAGGGCATAGTTAGGCAGACAGGAATGCACGCTGCAGGGATAGTTATATCCCGAGAGTCCTTGACGGAATATCTGCCAGTAATGCAAAAGGGAGTAGATAATCCAATCATAACCCAATGGGACATGGGTAGGGTGGAGCAATGCGGAATATTGAAGATAGACTTTTTGGGACTAAGAAACCTAGGTGTCATAGACTCTTGTATTAAGCTGGTTGCAAAAAATAGGGGCATAGAAATAGATGTTGATGCTATCCCCATAGATGATCAAAAGACTTTTGATGAACTGTGCAAGGGTAATTGCATGGGTGTTTTTCAGTTGGAGTCATCTTCAATGAGAGAAATGATGATCTCACTTCAGCCAAGATCCATAGAAGACATAATGGCCCTCATATCCCTGCATAGGCCTGGGCCGATGGGCTCTGGTATGGATAGGGAGTATATAGACAGAAAGCACGGAAGAAGTAAGGTTTCATACGAGCACCCCAAGTTGGAAAAAGTCTTAGCACCCTCGCTAGGGATCATGCTGTACCAGGAAGACGTGCTTGGTGTTGCTAGAGAATTGGCGGGATTTACTTCAGCTGAAGCCGATGACTTAAGAAAAGTAATTGGTAAAAAGTTGATGGATAAAATACCATTGATGAGATCAAAGTTTGTCGAAGGCTGTCAAAAGTACTCTGATCTAGATGATTCTAAGTCTAATAAAATATTTTCAGATATAGAATATTTCGGTGGCTATGGATTCAATAGGGCTCACGCAGCAAGTTACGCTATGGTTAGTTACATAACAGCATATTTAAAGTCAAACTATACCGTAGAGTATATGGCAGCTCTGATGAGTTCTGTCGTTGGGAATAAAGACAAGCAGGCACTGTACTTGTCTGACTGCAGAAAGTTGGGAATAAAAGTCCTTGCTCCGTCTATAAATAAATCAAAAATAGATTTTGAAGTCGTTGATGAATCTACTATAATATTTGGTTTCTCTGCAGTTAATGGGATAGGTGCGTCAATAGCAGAGTCTATTGTCGGATGCCAAGACAGTGCTCATCCTTTTGTTAATGTTTTTGATTTTTTCAGAAGATGTGACCCTCTCATACTTAAGAAGTCTACGTTAGAGCATCTGGTTAGGGCTGGGGCTTTTGATGAGTTGTATGATAAAGACCAGGACTCTGTTAATAGACTTTGTGAATTAGATGTTCTTGAGTCAGAAAAAAATGAACTTGGGATTTATGTTACTGATCATCCCGTTTATGGTATATGGGATGTAATTAGGCCGAAGATAGATACCGAAATAGTTGATGTAGTTGAGTATCCAGTTGGATCAAATGTCAGAATAGGCGGCATGATTACAGAGCTAAAAACTATCATGACCAAAAAGAATCAGAAGATGTACAAGCTGATACTTGAAGATATATCTTCTGATATAGAGATAATAATTTTTCCTCGAGACGCAGCTAAAATAAATCAAGATAGCTTAAAAAAGGGTTCTATATATATATTCTCTGGAACCCTAACAAAAGATGGTGATGAAGAAGCTTCTCCGGTCAAAATGTTCTATTCTTCCTCTGAGCAGCTTGATTCATCTTTATTTAGGAGCGGTAAGTCTATAGTATTAGAGATGACCGATTACCCTTCGCCTAAGATTATTGAAAAGATATATGATATAATTAATTCAGCAAAAGGTGATAGACCCGTATATATTAAGTGCAATTCGCATAATAGGATTGTAAGTTATAAGTTTAATTCGAATGTTTCATATAAGATGGAGCAGGCTTTAAAAGACATTATTAGTTTGGAGTTATAATGGCAGCTAATGGCACATATAAAAATCCTTCAACAAAAGATTGCTGGAGATTTTGTTCATCTTGCAATAGGTGTGGCGATAAAGGTAAGTACGCAAAGTGCGCAGATTGTAGTGGCAGATACGATCCCTCTGGAAGAATAGATCCTCATCCAGATGACTTCTGCCAGTGTACAGAAGGGGTATTGAGATGGAGAACTCAAGAGGGCAGAGTAATAATAACTAAGTTCAGAAGTGATCCATTTGCCGGTGAAGTAAAGTATCAGAAGAAGTCTGAAGACGAAAGAGACTGGGATTCCTATGTAGCAGACATGAGAGAGAAAATGAATGATCCAAATTGGAATCCAATAACAATTTACGAGGAGTAACTATGTATGAACTACTAGATATTAGTTTGGGAAATTTTAAGATTACAGAATATATCAATAAATCCACCCAAGAGGTTGAAAAGATATATATCCAAAATGGAATAGTAGGCTTCTATGCCTCAGAAGAAGAGATCAAGGATCTTTGCACTCTATTGAATTACTATATAGATATCGAAAAGATAAACGATATTAGATAGGAGAAACTATGTGGCCAAGATTGGAAGATGATCATATGGAAATTGGTGAGACAGGATGGATTCCTGTCGGCCAAGGCTGTTATTTGAACTTTAAAAATAATCATACAATAGATGAAATAGGCAGAGAATTTGATGAAAATGGAGTCATAATCTATGACCCAAATGAAGAGTAGTTCTTAGGAGTAATAAAATAGAAATATTAAACGTAGATTACATTAGTGAATTTAAAAAATTATCTTTAGTAGATTTTTCCTATTCTAGAATAGACACATATAACATGTGTCCTGCAAAATACTTTTATTCTTACATATCAAAAGAGCCCAGGCAGTTTGCACCAGCAGCTGTATTAGGAAATATAGTTCACGAAGTTCTTGAGAATACACTGGACAATAATAAGGAACTGGATCTAGAAGAGCTTAAGTCTGAGTATACTAAAACTATACCTAAGTGGGATCCTACAGGCCTTATACCTGAGCAGCTCCTTGATGCTGGTAATGTCATTATAGATGAATTTTACGATACAAATTCCGGCATGCCGCTGAGCATATACGCCAAAGAAATGGGATTTGAATTAATTATAGGCTCTTATGTTGTTCGTGGTTACATAGACAGAGTAGATGTCACTGGCGATAGAGTTTCAATTATAGATTATAAGACTGGTAAGTGGGAGATTTCTAATAAAGAAATACCAAATAGTCTCCAGCTAGGAATATACGCCCTAGCTGCTCAGGAGATATTTCCAGGAAAAGAGATATACGCAGAAATGTATTATCTTAGATCAGGAAGAAGAAAAGGTCACCTCTTCACCAAAGAAGACATAGAAAGAGTTAAGGTTAACTTAGTTAATTCTATGAATAATATTATAAATGATCAGAACTTTACACCCACATCAAACGGTAGGGTTTGCTCCTTCTGCGATCATGCTAAATCTGGAGCATGTGCTACGGGTGCATTTAGGAACAGTAAAAGGGCATAAAAATAGCGGGGAGCCGATTTCTCAACTCCCCGCTATTTCTAGTAATGAATATCAGAAGTCAGTAACTTCGTTGTCAATTGAATCCTGAATGAGATCGAAGTCTTCGAACTCGGTTACAACTTTAACTGCTCGCTCACGATCAAATCCAGTTGATATTAGATCATTGATTGTCTGCTCGTTGATCTTGTTAACGATGCTGTTGGTGAGTTGGTTAAGTGTATTCATTTTTTGTACCTCTTTCTTAGGTGTTTGTATTTTTTTATTTTCTGTTGTATAATATAAGGTACTCATACGTTTACAAGTGTAAAGGATATCATATGGAACTCAACCTTGTCGAGCCAAAACAGTTTTTTCTGGAAAAATCTTCCTTCAAAAAACATCCCAACATGAATAATATCAGAAACAAAGCGATTGCAACCGAAGTCATCGACAATGATGGGGTTAGGCAAAGGGGATCCGGCAACGCCTACAGGTACACAAAGACTGGGGTTAGAAAAGATCTAGGCATGAGTTTTAGATCCAGTTGGGAGGCAAACTTTGCACGCGTGCTTAATCTGTATAAGGTTGAGTTTGATTTTGAACCTACAGTTTTCCCCTTTCCAATAAAAAGGGGAACAAAAGCCTACACTCCAGATTTTTTTCTTCCAAGAAATGAAGACTGGATAGAAATAAAAGGATATCTAGACGATAAAAGTAAGATAAAATTAAAAAGATTTAAAAGATATTATCCAGAAGAGTTTACTAAGCTTACCTGCGTTATAGGTAAATATTCTAGAGATGCTAAAAACTTTATGAGTGACTTAGAAGTTCCCGAAATTATTTTCTACGAAGATATAAGGGATAATTACTCCGAGTATCTTATACATTGGGAAGGAAAAAAGTGAAGCCAAAGAAAAGTTATAAAGAACAATATTATTCTCTAGAAGAAGAGGAGATGCAAAGCCTGATAGCGCGAGCAAAAACTGGATCAGGAAAAGATCAAGAAGAGTTGGTAAAGGTTTTTAATAATTTCCTCACCAAGTATTCTACAATGCTTTACCACGGAAAGTATAATCTTAATGACTACGATATTCGAAGGTTTATATCTTTATTCATAAAAGATCCTGGAACAAGATTTTCTTTGATGAAGCAGAAGTTCAATTCAAATGTAATAAAAAACGTTAACGAATGTATGCGTGGTATAAATTACATGGCAAAAAGATATGGCGACGAAGAGGACATCAGGCAGACTGTTGATATGACGTTTTTTCAATGTATAGAAAGGTACGAAAGAAAAGGTCCAATTCCTTTTAGTGGTTTTTTGTACAGTTATTTCTTTTATCTCCTAAAGAAAAATGTTGATACCTTTTTAATAGATCAGTTGGGCAGGAAAACCTTCCCTCTGTTGGCAGATGAATCTGGTAGTGATGAAAATTCTGATGAAAACACAGTAGGATTTAAAGCCGACCCTGTGGAATACAGTATGGAGCAAATGCTGTACGCGGATAAGATAGATGAATTCTGGGTCTTGGGGGAAAACAATATGGAACCTTTCAATATCCTGTCGGTTCAAGAGAGGCAACTTTTGAAGTGGAGATATGTAGACGGTATGAGATCTAGTCAAATATCTGCTAGAATAAACGAGCATCCAAACACAGTTAGGGAGCACCTAGTGAAGATAAGAGGTAAGATTAAGGAAGCTATTATGAACGACGATTTTAACGAGTTTGCATTCTTAATCAAAATGGAGAAAAAAAATTGACATACATGCAAGACATACGGCTAACTTTAAATAGCATATTGGGCCCACAACTATATGAGATAACAATGGCATATGCAGATGCTGAGCAGCAAATGAAATATTTTGTTGAAATACCAGAAACTGATGTGATAGATTTGGGTATAGATCAAATAGCATCCTTAGTTGCTAGGACATCAAACGTTTATGGGCGTGCAGCTAGGTTTGCTGGCATAGCTAGAGCTCAGTATAAGATATTAGAAGGTAATTACAAGAAGAAATATAAGGCAAACAAAGTCGGCAAGAATGAAGATGAGAGAGAAGCTACAGCGATGAACGCTGCTGAAGAGGAGTACGCCGCTTTTGTTACTTGCGAGGCTATAGTTGAGCTAGCTGAGTCAATAGAAACCTCCGCAAGAATAGCCTCTGAATCAGCCAGAAAGCTAATGGATAAAATGCAATCGATGCAGATAGCTGCCCACAGAGAGGAAAGAGGCAGCTATTTAGATTCAGATTTTAGTACCTACTAGGAGTTATTGTGTATATAGCGCATTATAAGAGTGTAAATACTTCTGATGAGTTTTACTCAGAAAATAGATCTACACTAGATTTTCCTTTACAGGTAGAATTAAACAGCCTAAGATATTATCTATATAGAACTCTTCAAGTAGATACTCCATCAAAAATGAAAAACTTTAAGGATATGGTTACAAATCATGGTGTTAGATCAGGAATTAATGTTGACTGACGAATGTATAATAAGATTATCTGAGATGAAGGAATATGTAGATGAAAGATTATTGGAATTTTCCAACATATCTGCCAACCTGATTCTTAAAGCAGATGTTCAAGACATTCTACTGGACATATATCAAATACTGGATAGAGACATAACATGAACGTAGAGGTATTTTGCGACGGTGCCTCTAGGGGGCAAGGGCAAAAGAAGTATGGAGAAGCTTCATGTGGAGTTGTGGTATATAGGAATAGGAAGAAGGTTGCGCAGTTTGCAAGAGGCTTAGGTCCCAGAACCAATAATGAGGCAGAGTATGAGGCTGTAATAGCTGGTCTGCTAATATGTTCTATGGCAGATCTGGTTGATCCAATTATTTATACAGATTCAGCTGTTGTAGCAAATCAGGTTAATGGCAAATGGAGATGCAAAAATAGCGCACTTGTACCACTTCTGATGACCATAGAGGAAATAAGGGAAGAATATAAATTTAGAGTTGTCCAAGTACCTAGGGCTTTTGTTTGGGAAGCAGACAGTTTAGCTAAACAGTTCTTAGATCAACTTGAAGAAAGAAGAGAAAGTATATTAAAGGCAACTAAATAATGAGTATTATAAAATATAATCCAGAAAAACCCATTGTCGTAGGTCTTGCAGGTAAAGCCTTAACGGGTAAAACCTCGGCTGCAGAAGCGATAGTTCCTAAAGCAAGAATAATAAATTCAGAGAATGGAATGGTATGGGATCATATATATTTTGCGCTACCGCTATATGAATTAGCATCTGTTAGAAAGATGGTTAGCGGGTCTCGAGCTATGACAAGACAGATGTATGGAATTCATGATACTTTATATGATCTATTCGGTGGCTCACCGATAGCTAATGTACCTGTATACGAGGAAATGGTTCAGTTGGTTAGAAATGTATATGACCTACCTATAGAGCCGGAGGGAATTAAGCCTAGAAGCTTCTTGCAGAAAGCGGGTGACCTATGTCGTGCTCAATATATAGACTGTTTTGCTGATTGGGCCATAAATAAAGCTAGATCTATTCACTTTGAATATGTAAGATCTCTGCAGGAGGATGTAGAGCCATTGCCAATGTCGGTGATAATATCCGACGTAAGAATGCTAAATGAGGCAGAGGCAATTAAAAATCACGAAAATGGCATACTGATATGCTATACTGCTTCGGAAGAAGTTAGGAGAGACCGAATGATGCAAAGAGATGGAATGCTTATGACTGATGAGCAATTAAATCATATCTCTGAGCTGCAAATGGATGAAGTTTGTTCCATGGCTGATTTAGTTATGGATACAGATGACAAGAGCATTGAAACCCAGGCGGCATTAACGTCTGAGTTCGTTCGTAGTTCGGTAGGCGTGTATGCCTAAGATAGTTCCATCAGCATTCGAGCAGTCAGACAATCATTCTATAGAAAAGGTGGTACAGATTTTGTCAAGCGAAATGAGCATATCAACAAATCCAGTTTTTATATGCGGCGTCAATAGAAAAATTAATATAGGAAACTTTGAAAATATAGATGTGTATGCAGGCATAACTCTACCCATGTCAAACGTCTCCCTTGAAGATAAAGAGGCCTTGCAGGCAGCTGTTGAAGAGGCGGCAGCATATGGTTTTGGTTTAGTTTCTAAGGAAACTGGAGAAAGATATTTACTAATAAAAGAGTCACAACAAGGAAGTTAATCATGAATTTTATTAAAAAGTTATTTGGTAAAAAAATACCTAAAAAAATACCTGAAGCTCACATAGAACCAGGTCAAACACCATGTCCCAATTTAGAAGGCAAAAAAGGTGGCTACGACTTGGATGATAAAGGTGAAGTAGTCTCAGAAGAGGCTGTGATTGATAGCACGGTGCCCAGCAAGGTTGAGTCAGCTGTCAAGAAAAAGCCTGGAAGACCTAAGGGGTCCACATCAAAAAAGACTCCTTCAAAGAAAACACCTGCAAAGAAAACGCCTTCTAAAAAAAGCTGACTTTCAAACAAAATGGAGAGGGGCAACCCTCTCTTTTTTGCTATGTGCACTTACTATAATAATTAATGCGTTTTTGAAAGGTGTTATTATGGCTGACAAAAAAGGTTTCGGGATGAAGACATCCTCAATTAATAATTATTACAAGCTTTTAGCTGACGCCAAGCCTAATTTTCAAGATTTAAAAGTTACTCCACCAGAAGCGGTTCCGGGTAAAAGGAAAATTAAAAAGAATAAAGGCTGACAAATGGCTATAAAAAAGTTTGTCTATATTAGTGGGCCAAGAATGGGTACTAATAATCAAAAATCTAACGGACCAGTTGTTAAAACTGGATATAAAAAACGTAAGAAAAAAAGGAAGAAATAATGGCCCAGAAAAAAGATCCAAGGCTAGCTAGAGCTGGCGTATCTGGCTTTAATCAGCCTAAAAGAACTCCTGGTCATCCAACTAAGTCACATGTAGTTGTTGCTAAAGTTGGCGATAAAGTTAAGACCATTCGTTTTGGACAACAGGGTGTTAAGGGATCTCCTAAGAAAAAAGGCGAATCTTCTTCTTATGCAGCCAGGCGTAAGTCTTTTAAGGCACGCCATGCAGCTAACATTAAAAAAGGTAAGATGTCCGCAGCGTATTGGGCCGACAGGGTCAAGTGGTGAACGGCATGGAGGCAGTAATTGTTGCAGCAATAGCTGCAGTGGGTGGAGTTATTACGGCTTTAGTTCAGAAGAGTCGCAAAGAAAACAGGGATGATCACAACGTCGTTGCCGGGCTGGTAAGTGGTGTTAAAGACGAGCTGTTTAATCTGCATCATAAGATCGATAAAGTTGACGATGCAATGAATGATCATATGATGTGGCATTATGAAAAGTCAGATCCTCAACCCAAAAAAGTAAAAGGCGGCAAGTGATTTATGGCTCCTCCTAAATTAAAGAGGGTAAAAAAAACCGCCAAGTTTTATAGAAAAAATTCTTCAGCAAGGCAGAAGAAAGCAGCTACCGATAAAACTTTTAATTCAAAACCTGGTCAGAAAGCTAAAAGAAGACAACTAGCTAAAGCCAGGTACAAGAAAGGGATTATGGGCAAAGGGGGGAAAGACCTTTCTCACACTAAAAGTGGAAAGCTTGTAAAAGAAGACCCCAGTAAAAATAGGGCTAGAAATAGATCTAAGAAGTAACATGAAAATACATAGTCTCCCAGGTGAAGTTATATACATTGAAGATGTATTTTTGCATTCACGAAAATTTATAACTGCAATAGAAGAAAATAACGAAAATCAAGAAATACATAGCGTTATTCCAGCTTGGGAACACTGGGCTGATGGTGGTCCCGTTAGCCTGGATGCCAATGATCCAACTAAATGGCTGCAGGTCATACCAGACACATATAGCGCTGTAAGAGGTGTGTCAAAAAATTTTGACTGGGACACATCAATAAATAATAATAATTCTATTTGGCCAAGGATAGCAGTCGAAAATAATTACGACAGGGCACATGAGATTTCCGCCGAAATAATATCACTAATTGAAGACGATTACATTAAGGCATTGGATGTATGGTCGCATATTACTGGCCATAAAGTTCCGGAATACATTACCAGAAATTATTGCGTAAGAAAATATAGGACTGGTGGCTCAATGGGAGCACATGTAGATAGGAATGTATCCAATCCATTAAACACAATGGACTGGACTTCATTAATATATCTTAATGATGATTATGAAGGTGGTGAAATATATTTTGACGACCTTGACATCACAATTAAGCCAAGCGCTGGTAGCATAATTTTCCTACCCTGCTTGCAGAGACACTCGGTTAACGAAGTTGCGAGTGGTAACAAGTATTATATATTCCTGTTTATGCATACGATGTACGACACTTCGACTGCACTAGGTGAACCCTACCAAGGTATGAATGAGGCTATTATCAGGTATAGAAATTTGGAGAAAGTATAATTATTGCTTACTATACTTCTATAAAGATTAAGGGTAATGCTTATGGCTACAAAAAAAAATGATAAGAAGTGGATACAGGGAGCGATAAAAAGACCTGGAGCTTTCACTGCTAAAGCAAAAAGAAGAAAAATGACTGTTTCGCAATTCGCTGCAGCAGTTAAAAAGAATCCTTCAAAATATGATGCAACAACTAGGCGTCAAGCAAACCTCGCAGTAACTCTGCGTAAAATTTCTAAAAATAAAAAAAAGAAGTAACAGGAGATTACAATGGCTAGAAAATATACTGGATTTGATGAAATCGCAGCTGGTAAAAGAGCTGGTTTTGAAGCATTTATTGACCTTTTAGAAGCTCACTTTGGTCTTTGGAATAATGGAACTTTTGGAGTTCGCAAAAAGAGAGGTAAGTCATCCTACTCTGTTCATGCGACAGGACGTGCGGGTGATTTAAGCTGGAGGGGTGCACCCTATAGGGGCACTGGGAACTACGAAGATGCAGTTAAGTTGATGGATTTCCTGGCAGAGAATGCTGATGAACTTTTCGTTGAAGCAATATTCGACTACTATCCAAAGCCATGGGGCAGAGGATGGAAGTGTGACCGTTCAGCTTGGAGCGTATATTCTAAGAAAGCTTTTAGTGGTGCTCCTGGCGGAGATTGGGTACATGTTGAGGTAAGTAACGATAAGGCTGATGATCCCCAGTATTATATCGATACGATGAAAAAGCTCCTAGGAGATCCTCCAACTGAGGTTAAGGCTTCATCATCTGCACCAGCACCTGCAGCTCCTGCAGGCAAAAGCCCATGGTTAACCAAGGGTTCTAAGGGTGGTGAAGTAAAAGAGATGCAGGCTATTGTGGGCGCCGATCCAGTAGATGGTGACTTTGGACCAAAAACCGAAACAGCAGTTAAGGCTTGGCAGGCAAAGCATGATCTTCATGTTGACGGAATATGGGGTCCCGGTTCTGCAGGGCATGCAGCTGAGTCATGTGATCACGAAAATACACCACCATCTGAAGGCTCTGATCCCGATGCAGCTGGTGGCGACGATGCTCCCAAATATCCTGGTCATTCAATTTCCCGTGGGCACGAACATGCTGACGAAGTCAAGTTGATCCAAGCTAAGGTCGGGGCAACAGTGGATGGAGACTTCGGTCCCGCTACCGAGAGAGCAGTTAAGGCCTGGCAAAAAGCTAATGGCAGATCGCCTGATGGTATTGTTGGTCCTAAAACTTGGGAATCAATGTTTGGCTGATTAAAAAATAATATTAATAAGATAACACTACTTATTGGAGGGGTAATATCATGAATGATATGAAAGAAAAAACTATGTACGTATTAGCTGTTGGGGTCATGTTGGCAATTTTGTTTGCTATTGTTGGTGATTATGTGGTCGCAGCAATTGAGACGCAGACCACTGGTGAGGCTGTTGAGGTTTCTTCAGATGTAATGACCCTTGTCCAGACTGCCCTTGGTGGTGTTATTGGTATTATCGGTGGCTATTTTGGCGCTAAGGGTATGAAGAAAGATGGCGAATAAAACTAAAGGCGAATGGCGAATAATTGACGGCAGACGTGTTTGGTATGTTATAATATTGCCAACTGAAGAAGATTAATAATATAAAGGTATTTATAAATAAAGCGGTGACTAAATTAGTGAATGTACGCTTAATTGATAGGTCAAATATTCTATCCAATGATGCCGTTCTTAGCGTTGTAGATGATATACCCTTTGATGTTAAGAGGATCTTCTATATCCATTCTGCAAGTACACACCAAGATAGGGGCGACCATGCTCATAGGTGTTGTCATCAAATTTACGTGTGTATTCGTGGTTCAATTTTTGTTGAGTGTACAGACGGTAAAGAAACTGTAGGCTATACACTAACTGAGAATAGCGACTGCTTGCACATTCCGCCTATGGTTTGGTCTACAGAAAAAGGATTTGATAAAAACACCATTTTTCTGGTACTATGTTCAGAAATATATGATGAATACGATTACATAAGGTCGTTTGATATTTTCTTGGAGGAAAATTATGAAAAAGAAAAAGAAAGTATGGGATAAGCCATCTCCATCTAAAAAGCCAAGAAAGATGACAGCTAAGATGAAGGGTAGGGCTAAGGCAAGAGCTAAGGCAGCGGGTAGACCATATCCAAATCTTATAGATAATATGGCTGTAGCTAGAAAGAGAAGAAAGAAGTAGGTTAACCCTTCATGGAAGCAAGTGGTTTTGATGGCTTTATGCCGTCCCTGCATAGTTTGGATGTTTCTCCACCTACATCAATGATTACGACTGATGGGGATGTGATAGATGGTCACACAATAAAGTTAACTTTGGGGGATAATTCAGAGGTGTTTTTTTCTTGCACTCAAGATCAATTACAGAGATTATTCTTTCTTATACTAAAAGTATCATCTTAGTGTGATATACTAATTGGGTAAATAGGAGAGGTGCCAGAGCGGCCAAATGGGACATCCTGCTAAGATGTAGAGGGCGCTTGTCCTCCGTGGGTTCAAATCCCACCCTCTCCGCCAACGAAAGTTAGGTATAAAATATGGCTAAAATATTGTATTACGATATAGAAACCGCTCCAAATCTTAGTTATGTTTGGGGTCAGTATGAGCAAAATGTTATAGACCACGAAAGAGAGTGGTACATACTTTGTGTTTCTTATCGTTGGGAGGGCGACAAGAAAACCCACGTTTGTTCATTGGTTGATTTTCCTGAGGCATATAAAAAAGATCCAGAAAATGATTACCATGTAGTAAAAAAAATGTGGGACCTCATAGACGAAGCAGATATAGTTGTCGCTCATAACGGTGATCGATTTGATATGCGTAAGGCTAATGCTAGGTTTATCTACCATGAAATGGGTCCTACTTCACCAGTAAAGCAAATAGACACCCTAAAGATAGCTAGAAGATATTTTATGTTTAACAGCAATAAGCTGGATCACCTAGGCTCCTACCTTGGTGTTGGGCGCAAGGTTAATGCTGGTGGGTTTGAGACCTGGGCCGGATGCATGCGTGGTGATTTGAAGTCTTGGAAAACCATGATTAAATACGCACGTCAAGATGTTGATCTTCTTAGAGATGTGTATATGAAACTTCGCCCTTGGGCCACTAATCATCCGAATCTTAATGTATACGATGGAGGGTGCGATTGCCCTACGTGTGGCTCAGGTAATCTTCAGAAGCGTGGATTTAGATATACCCAAGTTGCCACCTATCAGCAGTACTACTGCAATGACTGTGGTGCTTGGAGTAGAGATAGACTAATGGAAGACGTAACTCGCCCAGATCTGGTATAATTAGTTATATGGATGATTGGTATAAAAATACAGCAGTGTACACATCTGTATTTGGTGGTTATGACTATCATGGACCTCAGTTGATGGTAGATGGTGTGGATTATTTCTATATAACTGATGGTGTTAGCGATCCTCCTTCAGAGATAGGTTGGAATATTGTACATAGAAAATATAGTGATTCTCTAGATAATAGACGTAAAGCAAAAGTGCCAAAGTTAAATCCGCATAGCTTTGATTTCTTGCGTAAGTACAGGTATCTAATATGGATAGATGGAGACATGCAAATAGTTTCCGAGAATTTCGTTCCAGGAATACTAAGCTTTTTGGAAAATGGTATGGTTATATCTCCTCATTTTGACGGCAGAAAATGTGCGTATAGTGAGGCAACTATTAGGCCACAGAAATACGCCAAAGAGCCCTTAGATGAACAGGTTGCATTTTATAGAAGCGAAGGCTTCCCTGAGGGTTTCGGACTCTATGAGTGTGGTGTTATGGCTAGAGACATGACCGCTCCACATGTTGAGGGTGTTGGTGAACTATGGTTAAGGCAAAATTTAAAATGGTCTTATCAGGATCAGGTAAGTCTTCCTTATGTTCTCTGGAAGACCAAATTTCAACCTGATATTTTACCTACAAGTTTTAGATATATGAATTGGATTCATATTAACGCCCACAAAAGAGAAGATTGATCATGTCTGCTAATGTGGATAGAGTAGTTTATTGTTTTTGGGTTGGCCACAATAATGTTGAAATGAACCAAAACAGAAAGAATGGCTTAGATTCTTTAATAAAGAATTCAGAAGTAAAAGTAAAACTTATTAATAACGATAACCTAAGTAAATACATCTTAGATGATCACCCCTTGCACGAAGGGTTTGAGCATCTGTCCGATGTTCATAAAGCTGACTATCTTAGGACATACTTCATGCACTTCTATGGTGGCGGTTATTCTGATATAAAACCATGCTCCTGGAGCTGGTTAAGTTACTTCGAAAAGCTAGAGCAATCAGATTGCTATGGAATAGGTGCACCTGAAGATGAATTTGAACTTAGTGTTACACCAAAGGTTAGACCTTGGATAGGTAAGTATTGGCAAAGGTTATTGACCAATGACTTATATATATTTAAAAAGCAGACTATTTTTACAGAAGCGTGGTACAATACGTTATTGTATTTGATGGATAATAAATTAGATAATCTAAAAAAATATCCAGCTAAAAATTCTAGGGAAGCAGCAGACACCCTTGCAACTAGGTACCCAATAGAGTGGGGGGAGATACTGCTTGAGGTTTTTCATCCACTATGTTATCTACACTCAGAAAAATTGATAAAAGAAATGCCATATCCAATAACTTCCAATTACAGATAGGGATAAATAATGACTTTAAAATATGATTTAGGTGGAATAGGTAGAGGTGGAGAATATCAAACCGTTAACCTAGCTGAATCTGCGGATGTCAATAAGAATATAATGGAATTAGACTCATTTTGCGAAGATGATTCAGTTGATGAGTTTTTTTTATCTCATACACTTGAACATATTCCAATAACAGATTATAAAAACTTTCTTTTACACATGAAAAAGAAGTTAAAAGTTGGTGGTAAAATCAAGGTAATTCAGACTGACGCTGGAAAGATAATGAAAATGTGGGTAGACGGAACTCTTTCGTTCAGAGCAATGAGAGCTCCAATTTTCACTCCAGCAACGAGATGTCAGTCAAATATTCTTCAGCAGCATCAGAGCATGTGGTCTCAAGAAGAGCTAATGAAGGATTTTCAAATAATCGGTATGAAAGTAAGCTCTTTTGACGCAGGCGTATGGATGTATGATATGGACGATGATATAATACCTGAAGATACAAAAGAATATTATGGTACTCCGATTCCAAATCTCGGAGTTTTAGCAGAGAAGGTGAATTGAAATGGGCAAACCAAGTAAAAATCAAAGAGTAGTCGCAGATAAAGTTATAAAAAAAGATCTACCAGGTAAGGCGGTTCTCTATGTTGGTAGCTATGGAACGTCTAAAGATTGTCCTGCGTGTAAGACATCTGTTACTCGCGCCATAATGTGGGAAGATGGTAATGAGATGTATTGCTCAAGAGGATGCATTCCAAAGAAGGAAGAAGTTTAGGCCTAGCATTACTATTATAATAAATACTTAATAGGAGATTAATATGGGTAATCCTCGAGTAGTAAATCCTGACGGCAGCGAAATTGATGATCTAGCTAAGAAATTAATAGATCAACACGGCATAGATTCAGTTATAAATACCCCTATTGATCCAGATACAATGGACATAGATGAGATATTTGCAAGAGAAAGAGTGCAGGGTCAGGACTGGCTAGAGAAAAATACTGTACCAAAAGACCCATCTCCCACCAAAAAAGCAAATTCAGGTTTGTCTGACGCCGAAATTGAAAAATTGCAAGCCGATTATGACGAATTTAAAACAAAACACCATGCCTACTTAGATGAGCTTGGTACCGTAAAAGAAAAAGACGGTGTTCCTTGGGACCAGTTGTCAAGGAAAGAGCAAGAAGATATCATGCAAGAACTTAAGTATAAGCATGGTGTTGACAAAGCGCCTCCGCCCCCCGCTCCTGCTCCTGCTACTGCCCCTGCTTCTCAGCCAGTAGCTCCTGCCCCTCAGTCGGGAAGCCCAGCAGGTGATGTCGTCATAAAAGATGGTAACGGAAACGTTGTACAGCAAAGTGGTGTAGACGCAAATGCTACTAGCAGAAATACTAGACCAGTAGGAAGAAGGGTTGACCCCAATCCACAGTCGGCTAGGGAGAGGCCTACTGTAAGAATGAACAGTCAGTCTGCAACGCAATCTTCTTCGGGTGGTGCACAAGCTAAAATTGTAACTGGGACAAATGCAACTACAACTACAGCAGCATCCACTGGTTCAAATGTTGCACCACCTAGTTCTACAGCTAGAAAATCGGCCACAGTTCTTAGCGATATGTCTCAGGCTGTAACCAAAGGGTTTAAGGGATCTAAAAACCTTAGGGTAGCAGCAGCAGCTGCAGTACTTGGTGGGGGTGGTGCACTACTAGGTATGTCTAGGGGTAGGCAGCAAAGAGTTGAGGACATGGAAAGAAGGAGAGTCGAAATGCAAAGAAGAGGAGTTATATCATGAGCCAAAAACATTTTTTATTTGATTTAGCCGAGTTCCTTGTTGAGATGGAAAAAGAAGAGATGGGGAAGCTTCATCCAGCTGAAAAACAGTTGGCAGATGCCCTACTTTCAATAGTTTCAAAGTACGGCAAGTTAGCTGACCGTGACGAAAAAGGTATATGGGTTGGTTATGAGGGTCCAGAAGAAAACGAGGATGCCAGCATTGGAGTTAAGTGTGCAAATTGCTATCTGCATGAATCTGAAAAAGTTTGCAAAATAGCTTCTGTTCAAATACATCCTGAAGGAAAGTGTAGATTAGCCGTTATTCCACCTGGTATGGTTTCAGTTAATGATGATGGTGATGATGATAAAGGCGAATATAAGTAATATACATAGAATAAAAAACTTTCTTGATAAAGATTCCTACAGTTTCTTCTTATCGTTATTTAAGAATAATTATCATTTAAATAATCCAGACAATGTTGGTAGATCCATGTTGTCTCACCACCATTGTATAGAAGATCAAGAACTTCTAGATCGCACCATGGACTACGCCAATAAGGTGGTGCAGCTGGCTAGTGAATTATTTGGTTTAGATTTAATGGACCTTTCTGGTGTATCACTTAGAAACTGGAATCCTGGCGAGTTTCAGCCTCCTCATTCTGATTGTGAAGCTGATATTATTTTAAATAACAATAAGCTAGAAGTGGGTCCTTACTTTAATTTCTCATCGCTATTCATAGAGTACGCCGGACTAACCTACTTAAACAATGACTACTCAGGCGGTGCGATATATTTTCCTCAGCATGATTTAAAGATATATCCAGAGCCTAATGAGTTTATTGCATTTCCAGGTACTAAATATTACCTACATGGCGTAGAAGAAGTTCGTAGTGGTAAAAGATATGTTATGCAGAATTTTATGACCAGTTTGAAGGCTAGATATATATGGGAAAATTTTGTTTTACCTGATCAGCCGATTACTTTCTCGTCTAAAACTTTGGACCAGGCGATGTATGAGAAGGTGTGCTATGATAGATCTAATATACCAGAACATTTTATTTTTAATAGGAGATAAAATTTATGAGGATTATAAATATATCTGACTTAGGCGACTATAGTACTCCCGCCAGTCCTGAAAATATTTTTGTTATAGAGAACTTTATGTCCTTAGATGATGCGCAAAATCTTCATGAACTTTGTGATAAATCCCTGGAGGATCCAACCACTGATGAGTGGTGGTATAATAAGTTTCCTGGACCAGAGTATACTGAATATACTTTTGGAAGGTATAGGGAGCAGTGTGAAAAAAGTCTCATCAATTATCATGATGGTAAAAATCCACTTCTCAAAGAATATATGGATAAAGTTGTAGAACTTGTCAGCTTTATTGGCGGCAGAAAAGTTGTCCCAATGTTTCATTTTAACAGGCACAAGTCTGAGCCTGGAATCACATGTCCTGGCCATACAGATGCAGAGTCCCAAGGTCCTGACGGCATAAATTATATGCTACATGACTATTCTCCCAATCATGTATACGAACCATCTGTTATAGAGTTTTCCGCAAATATATACCTAAACAACAATTACGAAGGCGGATCATTATATTTTCCAGCATACGACATAAAAGTTGAGCATACTCCGGGTCAACTAGTGTTTTTCCCGGGAACCGTAGAGTACGTCCATGCTGTTGAAACAGTTTCAAACAAAACAAGATGGAATTTAATTAGCCATTTAAGTAGACCTAAACTGATTACTATGCATAGTACAATTCACAATATGTGGCACATGCTAGATTCTAACCAAAGAATGCAATTTCCAGAAAATTGGGAAGATGGACCTAGGCCACGCGGAGTAAGGGAAGGTAATGTAAAATGACTGCTAACTATGTTGCTACTGATAAGCAAAAAAAATCTATATATGACATAAAAATCTCCAGTGCAGATGGCCTGGTGGATGATATAATGCAAAATTATAAGGGTAAGGTTACATTGATAGTTAACACTACTGGTCATTGTGGAAATGCTCCTCAGTTTGGGGTTATAGAAGAGGTTTACGCTAAATATAAAGACCAAGGCTTTGAGGTTTTGGCAGTTCCGACGAATGATTATTGTGGACCTGGTGTTACATACGGAATATACGAAGATGGTATAGTCGATGCCGTTATGTCGCAGGAGTATGGCAGAAAAGAGTGGGGAGTTAGCTATGGCTTTAGTGAATTGGTTACTTCTCGTAGATCTAGAGATACCGATACGAAAGATCTTGATAGGGTCCCTCATGAGCTCTATGAAAATTTAAATCCAGAAGGAGAAGAATCTCCATTGTGGGGAAACTTTGAGAAGTTTTTAGTTGACAAGTCCGGTAAGGTTGTGTGGAGATTCCCCAATTGCACGCTGTTAAATTTTGGATATGATACAGGAATATGTGAAAAGCCTGAAGTTGAACTAATCGAGCTTGAAAGTAAGATAGTGGAACTTTTAAATGAAGAGTGGGATGGTGACACCTATGCAGGGTAGTCTAAAAGAAAATTTTGAAAGAGATGGTTTTATAATCATAGAAAATTTTTTTCCTGATCATGTTATTGACAAATATGTTTCTCTATGGAAAGAAGAGAACCATAATAGACCAGAAGGTTGGATGGACGGGGATAAGGGGGCGTCTGGCACCGCTTATCTAAAGCATCCAGAGGTTCTGGATATACTCTGCAGTAAAGATTTGGGTGATATCTTTGTCCAACTGGAAAAAGCTGTAGCTTTACATGTTGACATAACGTATAGTGTTAGCACCGAATTAGGTTGGCATCAAGATAATAATATGCCGCTAAAAAAATCCGGAGATAACTATATTGGCGTTTGGGTTGCTTTAGAAGATGTTGATCCAGAAGCCGGTCCGTTTCAATTTGTTCCTGGTTCTCACAACTGGGATATGGATTACGAATACTTGTGGAACAAGTCTATGAACGAAGGTGTTGGATTGGACTTGGAGAACGAAATGGAAAGAAGAGGCATAGGCGGCACCTCATTTATGGGTAAAAAGGGCGATGTTTTTATTTGGCACAGTAGATTGATTCATAGGGGTTCAGACATAATAGATAGATCAAAAACTAGGATGTCACTGATAGGTCACTATTGCAACGACTACGCAAATATGGATGAGCATGAATCTATACCAGATTTTTCCTCAATGATTGACGACATGCTGACTAAATCACTCAGATATGCTGAGTGGGGTGGTCTTGGGGCAATGTATTTTGTTAACCCTGATGTAACTGGCTATGACTATCCGGAGGAAGATAATGGTTAATGGTTCAATTGATTTAGATTTCTTTAATGAAAATGGCTTCTTTATTATAAAAAATGCAATTACAGAAGATAAGATAAATGCGTACTTAGATTTATGGAACAGAGAGAATGCTGACAATCCTTCTGGGTGGAGTAATATAGGTGGTTCAGCAGCCGCATATCTAGAATACAGTGAAATATTAGATATTTTGTGCGATCCTAGCATTGCTAATGCTTTTGATGTGGCCGAGAAATCGGTAGCACTGCATGCCGATATAACCTATTCAGTTACTACCGAGCTTGAGTGGCATCAAGATAATTGTATGCCAAATGAAATAGCTGGGAGTAACTATATGGGTGTTTGGGTTGCCCTTGAAAATGTAGACGAAGATGCTGGACCGTTTGAGTTTGTTCCTGGTTCTCATAATTGGGATATGGATTACAACCTTTTATATGAGACAGCTGTTAAGGGAAGAGAGAATCCCGACCTTAATGATAAAAGAATTAAATATTATCAAGATCAAATAAATACTAGATCCGCAAAGGTTGAGAAGCTCTTAATAGAAAAAGGTGATGCCTTTATTTGGCATGGTAGATTAATGCATCGTGGATCACCAGCCGTAGATAGATCTAAGACAAGAATGTCCCTTATAGGTCACTATTGCAATAATTATGCTAACCTTGAAGAGGTTAGGAATCCTTCTTTTGACTTTCAGAAAAAAGAGATGTTTGAAGAAACTAGTAGGTATGCTAGCTGGGGCGAAAACGGTGCCTTTTATTTTGTAAATCCTTGATTACTATTTTCCTCGGAGTATACTGGAGGGAAATATGGAAAGATTACAATCAATTCTATTTAGAATACTAGCCGCATTTGCAGCTTCTGGCTTAAGCGTTATAGGGGCTGGTGCCATAGCAGGAGTCGAACTATGGAAAGCTGTTATGATGGCAGGTATAGGCGGTGTGGCTATGGTTATAGAGGGATTAGCTAGGGCTTATATGGATGACGGTATTTTAACCAAGGAAGAGATAGATGCCGTCTTTAATAAGGTGGATAAAAAAGCTAAGTAATTAGTCTTCATCTTCTTTTGATAAAGCGGTGGCCAGTAGGTGTATTCCTATTGCGCCACCGCTTATCCATAGGCCATACTTTAGTACGTCACCGCTAAGTGTTATCAGAACTAGCGCAGTGCCTGCTACTGTCCAGTTTAATTCTTTTATTTCAGAGAAAATCTTTTTCACGATCTTCTTCTCCCTCCTCCTGCTGGTGCAGCCGCAGCCATTATAGTAGCGCCCGCAGCAACTAATACTCTTCTTTGTTCAACATTAATATTTGAACCCAGTGGTACGTATTCTCCAAAGTCTTTATCAGAGAATATATTTACTTCCTTTTGGAAAGTATCTTTTACTTCGTCTTCAGCTTCATTAACTGCTGCGACAAGAACTTGTTGAGCATCGTCGGAAATTTCTTCAAACTTATCATCTGTTATAAGTTTTTCAACTTCTTCTACGGTTACATTGCCGTCAACAACATCAAGGAAATCTTCTGCTAGTTCCTCATCTAATTCATCTAGCTCTTCAACTATTTTTACTTCAGCTTCATCAACCTCTAGAAGGTTAACGCCTTCTGTGTCGATACCTAATTGTTGAAATTCTACTTTAGTTTCTTCAGCTTTTTCTTCTGCGAGCGTCAAGGGCACGGTGGTTGTCGTAGTTGTGGCTCTCGGGATCGTTGTGCTCGTCGTAGATGTTGTTGTTGAGGAAGTCGAGGTTGGGGCGACCGTAGTTGTGGTTGTTGTTGTTGGCACTGTTGAGGTGGTGGTTGTCGTGGAAGTGCTCGTAGTTGGGGGCACCGTACTCGTCGTAGTACTTGTTGTTGATGTCGTTGTTGTTGATGGCAGCACCTCCGTAGTAGTAGTTGTCGGCGCTACCGTAGTAGTTGTTGTTGGCGCCAACGTCGTTGTTGTCGTACTTGTACTAGTACTGGTTGTTGTGGTAGGTGTCACAGTTGTAGTAGTTGTAGTCGTTGTCGGTACTGTGGTCGTTGTTGTCGTGGTGGTCGTCGTGGTGGTGGTGGGTGGCGTTGGTGCTAAAACCTCGATTTCCATTGTTTCACCAATATGGCAGTCCCCTTCAGAGCCACACGCAAGAATATTAAAATATTTAACACCACTACCAATATCTTCATATGCAATTGTGTAGGAAGTTTGAGAAAAATCCCCAGTGCTAGAGATAGCACCCTCGTCTTCTAGTTCCCACATGTTTCCAATGTTGTTCCAGGCAATTTGATAATGAGATGGATCCACAAACCCGTCGGAAGAAGCATCCCAACTAAAGGTCAGATCCCCGGTCGCTGCATCTTCTACGTACGTTTGATTGTCAACGACGTCGGGCATATTCATGATTGTCGTTGACTGAACAGGCGTCCAAGAAGAGTACATGGCTTCCGTGTCATTATCTGATCTGATAGTTACATTAAATAGCCCGTGAGCCTCGTTGAAAAGAGTTTCTATGTACGAGGCGTCAAATGTGTATGCGGTGTTCAAGGCGTTTTCGTCACCGACATTCCCGGTCGCCACTCCGTATGGACCGGCGTTGCCATCATCGTTGAGACCAAATCCGATTGCGTATCGTTCAGGATCAAGTGTGCCACTGGTTGGTGCATCCCAGTCGGCGGTGACAGTTCCGTTGAAGTAGTCAACGGTCAGGGTGAGGTTTGTTGGTGGACCAATTGTCTGAGGGACAGTTGTCGTAGTAGTGGTAGCAGGGGTCGCCCACGTCCAAGTGTTTTGCACAAATCCACACAGGGTTGAAGAGGTCAGTCCTTGACAGACATCCCAAGAGGCATCAGAAGACCAGCCATCTGGCGGAGAGTTGCTATTGATCGAATTGAAATACGAGTTAGTGAGCAGATTGGTGAGATCACTCCACTCGGTGCTTCCGTCTAGTTTTGCTTTGAAAGCGACTTCTTTGATTTCCGTTCCGTAGTTTCCTCCCCAACCTTCGCCATCTTTTGCCCAAATGCGAATCTTCACCGTGTCCCACAATGTTGAA